TATCAAATCTATGAAGATTTTAAGAAAAATGGTGAAGTTGCAATACAGTCACCTTATGAATTGAGTGATACTGTTGCAGGAGCAATACAGGCGTCAATCGCACAATGGAAATACTTTAAAGGTGTGAAAGGTAACAACCCACAAACTTCTTATTTTTACACTTCTCAAAAAGGTAACGGTACTTTGGCTACATATAAAAAATGTACCGACACTGCATATCAATACTCACCACCAACACCAGTGGATAAATCAATAGAAACTTTCCAAAATGTCCTTACAATATTCGTTGGAAAAGACGGACAACCACTAATAGATTACTTTAAACCAGCCTAAAACTTAACTTTTTAAAAAAAAATCACTATATTTGTAATATGAATATAGGTAATATTGTTTCAAAATCAAAAATTGAGGTTGAAAATTTTAAAATTTGTGAAAGTTTAGAATGTATTAATGAAGAACTACCGACACTGATAATCGGTAGGAAATTATCTAAAGAATTATTAGGTGATGATATTTCTATCATACATAAAAAAGTAACAAATAAGTTATTTTGGACTTTTGACAAAACGGAAAGAAAATCTGAGTTCGAAAGTGATATTGAACAATTTAAAGAATATTGTTTTGAATCTTTTGGTGGTAATATACCATATGTTTATTTAGATATCCTTTATAGTAGTAGGAAAATAAATTATAGAGTAATAAAAAAAATATTATCACTTAAAAAACCTATTATTTATTTTTCTGAAAACGATATGGTTTACATATATGGTGAAAATATAATCTTTGGGGTAGATTTAAATGTTTTAAATTATTTTGAAGGTAAAAAAGAAAAAATTGTAGAGAAGATTAAAAGGTTAAATGACAATACTTTGATAGATTCTACGATATTTAATAAATGTAAGGATTTAATATACAAATTAAAAAATAAAAACAGATTTATCCCTTACATTTTTGGAAATGGAGTCGAGCGGTAAAAATATAACATTAGCATCTTTTGTATATCAAGATAAAATAGAAAGTTTTAAGAATTATTTATATAAAAGATTTGGAATTAAAGAAAAAAACATATTTCAGTATAATTTTGAAGAAGTAAATAAGAAAATTTTAACTTTTATGGTTAAAGTTGAACAAGATCAGAAAGTTGAGACATCTTCATTCTTCCCATCCACAATAATTGTCCACAAAAAAGGGGAGTGTTTTTATACTATTAACGCATTAAACAAGTTAATAGAAAAAATCAGTAGTAATGAAGTTGGTAATATAGATTACAGAAACGTAATAGTAAATTGGGACGAATATCAAAACAAAATGATACTCGTTAAAAACGATGAATTAAAAATTATCGACATAAAAAAACATTTTTCTTAATATCACAATATTTATATAATAAAAGTATTATGGAAACAAATAGAAATACTAAAAAAAATGAAAATTTAGAAAAATCACTAAATGATTTTTTAAACGATAATAACACCAAAAACGAAGAGTGTGTTGGTGATGAATGTCTTATTAATGATGGAAAAGAAATTGTGGAGAGAGTGAATAAGATATATAAAACTAATGACGGTAGACAACTATTAATGTGATATGAACAAAAAAGTACTTTCTGAGGAATTAAAAAGATATAAACAATTATTAGAGTACACATTCTATGTACCTGAAAATGAAAAAGAAGAAGAGGGAAATCTTCTTACTGACGATCAATACATTACAGAACAAGATCCTGCAGGTGAAGCAACCGATGATCCTTTTATGTCATTAGGTGGAGATGAAACTGCACCTGAGGATGGTGCAACACCCGCACCTGAAGAAGGTGGTGAAACAACAGAAACTGATCCATTGGCAGGTGATGCGGAAGTAGAAGATGTTGATGCAGATGAACCTGCAACTGAGACTCCTGAGGCAAGTACTGCAACAGATGATGGTTCAGTTGAAGTAGATGTTACAGATATTGTAGATAAAACAGAGGAAACAAAAACTTCTGTAGAAGGTATGAGTAGTAAAATGGATGAGTTATTGAGTAAATTATCTGAATTAGAAAATCAAGTTTCTGGTATGGATAACGTAATCAATAAAATTGATGACTTAGAAAAAGAAATTGAGAAAAGAAACCCAACTCCAGTTGAAAGACTAGAAATGAGATCTATGGATTCTTTTCCATATAGTATTAAGTTAACTGATTTTTGGAAAGACAAAGAAGGTTATGAGGCGACTGAAGAAGAAGAGGAGGAATTCGTTCTTAAACAAAGTGATGTTGATAACTATAATGAAAAAGACATAAGAAAATCTTTTACATTTAGTAAAACAGAAGAAGATAACTAAAACCCCCGTTTTTTATTGACTTTTTGGATTATTGTTAGTATAATTGTGTATAATTTAAAATTTTTATACAATGAGTAATACTTTAGATGCAATTCTGTCTCAGTACGAAAAAAACACTGAGCCAGCGAAAAGTGGTAAAAAACTCTCTAACGAAGACAGACTTAAAAAGTACTTCAGTGAGAAACTACCTAAAGGGGTAAAATCCCACACAAAAACATTCCGAATCTTACCTAAAAAAGACGGTAGTTCCCCATTTACGGAGGTATACTATCACGAAAAATTAGTTAATGGTAGTTGGGATAAAATTTATTGTAACCATTTAAACGATGGTGAACACTGTCCACTATGTGAGGCTAAAGATGCCTTATATGAAGATGGTTCAGAAAAGGCTAAGAGTTTAGCGAAAGACTTCATACCTAGAAAATTCTATGTAGTTAAAGGTATTGACAGAGAGAATGAAGATCACGGAGTTAAATTTTGGAGATTTAAACACAAATATACTGGTGACGGTATTATGGATAAAATTATCCCGTTGTTTAAATTAAAAGGTGATATTACTGATCCTAGAGAAGGGAGAGATATTATTATCACTACAGGAAGAAACGACAAAAATCATAGTGTTGTAAATTCTATTATGTCGGATGATTCGTCTATCCTTACTAAGGACAAAGAAAAGGCGAATGATTGGTTTAACAACGATGAAACACATAGAGATGTTTATTCTAAGAAGACGCAAGAATACTTAAATATTGTTGCGACTAACAAAACACCTATTTGGGATTCAGAACAGAAGAAGTTTGTTGCTGAAGAAGACAAAGAAGAAAAAGAAACTGCGTCTTTGACAGAAGAAATTAATTTCATGAGAACTGAGACTACTAAATCATTTGAAGATGATTACGGTGATGATGAATTAGATACTCCCAATGTTGAGTCAACGTCTTTAGATGGTGATGATGATGAATTACCATTTTAATAAATATTATGGCGAAACAACCACTTAAGAAAAAAGTATCTGATTTTTCGTCTATAAGAAAGAAGTTTTCCTCTAGTGAGAAGTACAAAGAACAAAGGTACTTTGATCTAGGGGAAGCCTTTCAAAAGGCGACTGGTCTACCTGGACCTGCTATGGGTCAGGTTAATATGTTACTAGGTCATTCAGACACTGGTAAAACAACTGCACTTTTACAAACTGCAGTAGACGCACAAAAGAAAAATATCCTACCTGTATTCATTATTACGGAACAAAAATTCAGTTTTGAACACGCCAAACAAATGGGGTTAAAAACAGAGTATATTGAAGAAATTGATGAATCTACAGGTGAAGTTTCTGCATATTGGGATGGATTCCTACTTTATAAACTAGGGTTTGATTATATAGAACAAGCATTTCAATATGTTACTGAAGTATTAGACGCTCAAAAGAGTGGTGAAATACCTTACGAAATTGTATTTTTATGGGATTCTATTGGTACAATACCTTGCCAAATGAGTTTTGATGGTAAAGGTGGAAACCAACACACTGCTAGAGTAATATCAGAAAAATGGGGAATGGGATTGGCTCAAAGAATAACATCTTCTAGAAAGGAGAGTTATCCATACACCAACACAATGGTATTTGTAAACCAACCTTGGGTGGCATTACCTGATAACCCATTTGGACAACCAACAATTGCACCTAAAGGGGGTAATTCTATTTATCTATCTTGTGCATTAGTATTTCTGTTTGGAAATCAAAAGAGTTCTGGTGTATCTAAACTTTCTGCAACAAATAAGGGTAGAAAAGTTAATTTCGCAATTAGAACTAAAGTGGGTATCCATAAGAACCATATGAATGGTTTAGGTTACGCAGATAACAAAATACTTGCAACCA